CGTGCGCGCGTAGGGCGAGGCATAACGAGACAAAGACGCTTATATGAATGAAGAAAATTTTACAGAATCGCAATTGGAAGCGATTAGAAAAAAAGAAAAAGCAAACATAATAAAAAGATTGGAGCAGGGTCACACCCTGACGGAATCACAAAGATTAATCATTTATGGAAACCAAACAGAAACAAATCGTTATGCAAAAAATCAAACTGAGCTTGCAGAATTTTTGGGCGTGGACCGGAAAACAATTCAAAGATGGCGCAAAGAAAATAATTTTCCTACTGCTATGTCTGATGGTAGATGGGATGTCATTGCTGTCAGAAATTGGCGTGAAAATACACGTAGTTCTACAGATGTTTCTGCTGAAGATATGTCCAAGGCTGAAGGAGAAGCAAGGCGTGTGTGGTTGCAAGTCGAAAAATTGGAGCATGAGATTGAAGTGTCCAAAGGAAATTTTATTACCGTCGAAGAAGCAAAAGCAGAAATTAGCAAAATGTGTTCAATCGCGAGAGGAATCTTGTTGGCAATCCCCGACACTGTAGCTCCGTTAATTATAGGAATGTCCGCAGTTAATGCACAAGAAAAATTAAGAAAGGAAATAGATCATGCACTTGAGCAAATCGCGGTTAATAAAATGGATTTACGCGAGTGATTTGCATGGGGACATGCAACAGGGTAATGTCGTTAATGAGTTATATGAATTTACCGAAAAATTTAAACCTGATATTAAAATATTTGGCGGGGATCTTTTTGATTTTCGAGCAATCAGAAGAGGAGCAACAGCAACAGAGCGTGCGGACAGCATGGCTTTGGACGTAGAGTTAGGCTTAGAGTTTTTAAGCAAATGGAGACCTAATGTATTTTTGCGTGGCAATCACGATGAAAGATTATGGGATACTGCAAAATATGCAGATGACGGATTAGTTAGGGATCACGCACAAGATGGTGTCCGCAGTATTACTACAAAATGCAAATTCATCAAATGCAAGATGTTGCCATATAATGTTAATGAAGGTATTTACAAATTAGGTAAACTTACATTTATTCATGGTTTTCACGCGGGAATAACGGCGACTAAAAGACATGCAGAAATTTATTCTTGCGAAGGCGGGGCAACTATACACGGGCACACCCATTCAATACAACAAGCAAGCATAGCAAGATTAGGCGGTGCGGTTGGTTTTGGCGTGGGTTGCTTGTGTCAATTAAACATGGAATACAATCGACACTTTACGAGCCGATTAATGCACGCACATGGTTGGGCTTATGGTTTTGCTACAAAAGACGATTATCAAGTTTTTCAAGCTAGAAAAATGGGGGAGCGTTGGGTATACGCTACTAAATTCAATGAGTGATTGGACAAAGCAATTAGGGACTGAGTTGAAAAAAAAAGATGGATGCATCATGCCTATTGGTAAAGGGTGGAGAACCATGCAGACCCTCATTAAAGAATCAGCGTATGGAGTAGTTAAGACAAGGCAGATTGTCAGAGGGTTGATGGAAGAAGGTAAGGTTCGGGTATTTATGGGTACGCAAAAAAACGCTTGCGGAATAATCGTTCGTCAGGTTTGGTACAAACTAGATGAATAATGGATTTGCTACTCGCAGAGAAGTCGCTGAAGCGCATGAGAAGTTTTGGCGAGCTAGAGGCATAGCTGTCGATCAGGTTCCCGTAAGCACTCGCGTACTCGGAGCTTTTTATTTAATGGATCACAATAAGAACATATTCAAATACAATGGAAGAGTTAAAAAAAGCATTCCAACTAGCAATGCAACCACCCGACAGGTCGACTCCTTGGGAATGGTGCGAGAAGAATGTAAAAGTAGATCCGACTAGTCCCTTTCAAGGTTTATGGAAATCTGATGTAAGCCCTTGGGTTCGCCCTATAATGGAGGAATTTGCAAACCCTAGATGCAGTCAATTAACTATCATGTGTTCTGCTCAGAGTTCAAAAACGCAAACTCTGATTTGTCTTTTAACTTGGGCACTTAGCCAAGAACCTGCTCCTGCCATGTGGGTAACATCTAATGGTGGCGAAGCAGGCTATTTCATGAAGACGCGAATGACTCCTACTATTCTTTCGTGTGCCCCACTAGCTAGACAATTGCTTACTACGCAGTATGCATTAACTACTAGCGAGGCGAATTTTAACAATGCATCGTTATATGTTACTGGAGCAGTTAGCAAATCTTCGCTACAATCAAAACCTGTTAGGTGGCTATTCTTGGATGAAGTAAGGAATTACCCTGATGGAGCATTGGAGATGGTGCAAAAAAGAACACGGGCTTATTGGAACTCGAAGCAAACGATAGTAAGCACTCCTGACATGGAGTTTGACGGCATTCACAGGAGCTTTTTGGATGGGAATCAGCAGACATACCATTACCAATGCCCATCGTGCAAGGAATACAATGCACTTCAATGGGGGAATGTTCAATGGGCAGATAATTGCAAAAAAGATGGTAAGTATGACTTTGATGCGTTAGCTAAGACCATTAGGTTAGTGTGTCCTATTTGTAAGGACGAGTTGGCAGACGAGCCTAAAGTCAGGAATGACATTGCTAACAATGGTGTATTCATTGCATTAAATCCGACGGCACCAGAGTCAAGGTCTAGTTACTATTGGAATGCCTTGTTGCCACCTTGGGTAAAATGGAGGGATTTAGTAGAGGAGTTTCTAAGTGCTACAACAGCTATGAAGAATGGTGACCCACAACCATTAAAAGACTTTATCAATGAATCAGCAGGCGAGCCGTGGAAGGAAAGCATGACAGCAATAGATGACGACACAATAGATCACAGAAGAGAATCTTATGTGCTTGGGGATACATGGGAAGAAGAGTACACGAGGTTTATGGCAGTTGATGTGCAAGGAGGAGGAGGCTTGCACTATTGGTATTGCATACGAGGCTTTGCCAAAGAGGGTGCTCACTCAAGGCTTATAGCGTACGGGAAAGCGTTCTCTGAGATTGAATTGCTAGAAATAGCCAAGGACAACAATGTAAGCCCTTTGAGATGCATTATTGACTGCGGTTGGAATACGGCATCCGTAATAAGATTTTGCCAAAGACATAAATGGAAACCTTTTCGTGGGGATGGAGCAAAGCAATACAGCGTAAGGGACCCGCAAACGGGTAAGCCCGTAAAGCAAATATGGACTGCAACTTGGGCAGATACCGAGATGGGCACAAAGGCACAAGGATTAAAAAAGAAGATAAAACGCTATGTATGGTCAAACGACGCTACAAAAAACATACTAGCAGAATTGATGGGGGGAATTATTGGCAAGTGGACTATACCAAAGAACACACCACAAGATTACATTCAGCAATTGACTAGCGAAATTAGAGAGGAGAAGAAAGAAGCTAATGGTAGAATAAGTTATGCATGGAGACAGATTCGCAGAGATAACCATTTAAGGGATTGTGAATTAATGTTGCTTGTTGCATCTATCGCCACTAAACAACTCGGATATGATAAGCAACCTCTTGACAAAGACACTTTGGTAGGATGATTACAACATCACAAGAGGCGTTATATGCCAAATTGATCCACGATCAAATTACTTATACAGCTAAGGAAATTGGGGCAATAGGCAATGACATATCAATAACATTTTTGAGTAGCGATGCCATGACTGGCATGTCAATGACTCTTGCGGACAAGGTCGTAACAATAAATTATTTAGCGAAAGAGGAAACAATTGACACACCTGCAACGGGGCATTTTGGGTCATTGGCAGGTATAGATTTTACTTACAAAACAACGGGAGAAAGTGTAATTGAACCCATTGTTACAATTGAAGAAAATCAAGCTAATAACGAGATTGTTTACGAAGACGACTTTGATGATAACGGAGTAACAAGGATCCGATTTAGGATTAAATTAAATGCGGGAGCTACAACATTAACACAACAAGATGTTTTAGATATATATGCAAATGCGAGTATTGATGTAGAAACTAGATTGGATGTATCCGCGCCAAATGTTTTAAATAATCTTACAGGAGCAGGGCAGGTTTTATTAGCGGGAGGTCAAGACGCAACCTACGATCCCGCAGTTACAATTACTGATTACACAGGGCATGACATCAAGGATGCTTATAATCATGCAGATATTGCTGTTCAGGCATTGATTGGTGTTGTAGTTGCAGACCAAAATTACTCATTAACTTCGGAGATTACTGCAAATCTTGCAGGAGGTCAGGACGCAGGCGAGCCAATCTTAACAAGGGGTTTATATGCAGGGCAGACTGAAATTGATCTTCTGGCACTCAGGAGCGATTTACAAAAGGCATTAAAGGAATTAGCATCGGGTAAACAAATAATTTCAGTTACGATAGGAGGAAAGCAAGTTACAAAAAAATTACCTGAGTTTGGCGAGCTGAAGCAAGAATTGGCTAGTGTCATGACGGCACTTATGCAATTAGACCCTACAAAATATGGTAAGCCACGAAGAAGATTTTTGATGGATCACAGAAGGCGTTAATATGATAAATATATTTAAGAAAAAAATGCCTACAAGAAGGCAAAGTTTAGCCAAGCGTAACGACATAAGGGCAAAAGGAGGCACATTTATTGACGGGCTTGGAAGGAGTGATCCCAATCGCCAAAGTATCCCGTTTTATTTTCGGCAAAAAGATCCAATACCAAAATGGGAACGAGTAGAACTCATAGAGATGGGCAGATATTTGTATTCCAATGACGGAATAGTAAAGGGGGCAATAGATGATTTGGCTCGTTATTCGTTCCCGCTTATACCACAAGCAATTACTGATAACCCTGAATGGAATTTTAGTGCAGAAGAATATTTTAACGATTGGTCAGTTAATGCAGACCTTAAAGGCAGAATGCATTTTTACGATTTACAAAGGCTTGCTTCTATTTGTTTAGACAGAGATGGCGATGTAGGCATTATACATGTAGAAGACAACGATGGCGTTAAATTGCAGATCATCGAGGCAGACTTAATACAAGATCAGCCTAGAGATACATCTCGATTTGACCAAGGTGTGGAATATGACGCAAGGGGAAAAGCTGTAGCGTACAGCGTATTGGAAGATAATGACAGGCAAGACGAGTATAGAATTATTCCTGCGTCACAAATGTGCTTATTATTTGATCCTGAGCGTGCAGATCAGCAAAGAGGTATATCTTCTATTGCTCACGCAGTTGCACACATAAGAGATAAGAAAGAAATATTGCAGTATGAAAAAATGGGAGTAAAGAATTTAAGCTCATTTAGTGCAGTATTACAGAGCGATTATGACGAGCCTGATGAAGATGCATTTGGGTTATCTGAAATTGATGGTACCGACGCCGTAGGAAATCCTACGGAAGTTACAGTTTCGCAAATGCAATCAGGCGAAATACCTGTATTACGCAAGGGGGAAACTTTATCCGCTTTTCAGGGAAATCGCCCAAGTAGTACATTTCAAGGTTTTTTAGAATTTCTTGTTCGTGAATTTGCCGTAGGGTTAGGTATGCCTTACGAGTTTATATGGAATCCACAATCTTTGACTGGTCCAAGCCAAAGATTTGTTATGGGCAAGGCACAAAGAAAATTTGAAGAAAGGCAAAGATTGTTCGGAAATGTAGTTAAAAAAACATGGATGCAAGTAATTGCACGGGCAGTTGATGAAGGGGCATTGCCTGCACAAGAAGGGTGGCAGAAATGCAGAATACAGCCACCCGCTAGGCTTACTATAGATATTGGTAGAGAAAGCAGGGAAGAGAGAGAGGACGTTACTGCGGGGCTTATGTCATTAAGCCAACATTTTGGTCAGCGGGGATTAGATTGGCAGGGGGAAGTAGATCAGCAAGCAAAAGAATTTAGTTACATTATGGAGAAAGCACAAGAGATTGCTGACCAATTTAACATCCCTATTGATGTAGCATTAAATAGATTAGGTGGACAAGTTGCAGGCACGCAAGACCCATTAATTGATACACAACCAGAAGCAACTTCTTGACAAAGACGCTTTGTAAACAAATAGAATTATGGCATATACAAAATCACTACTCATTACCGATTTATTTCCTAACGGAGATTTTAATACAAGTACGCAAACTTTTGAAATTCCTTTAAGTGACCTAACTTCAGTTGGGTTAGACTTGACTGAGTCAACGGCAGAAGATGCAAGAAAGTTTGTATTAGCAATTTTGCAAACAATGCAAGCACGCCAAAATGCTATTAAAACTGCATACGATGCGTCAAAGGCTCACTCCGCATATATTGAAGGTTCAGATTATGAAGCAGGCGATAAAGTACAATACGCGGGAAATGAGTGGGAGGCTGATGTTGCTATTGTAAACGCACCCGCAACCCTAGACACTGCTAGTTGGACAGAAAACAATTACAAGCAACCTGTAGATAATGCAACAGCAACACAACAAGGAATAGCTTGGTCAGCAGATGGATCGTCAGGAACGCAACGCCACACATTGACCGTTGTTTACTCTAATTCCTATGATGTTAAATCAGAGTAAGTGAGTAAATTTCTTGCACTACAAAGGCTGAATCAACCTTGGTTGATTAGCCATCAAATGTTTGGTCAGCTTCGTGATACTATAAACGCATGGGATGACAACTTGACTGCTGAAATGCCTGAGGAAGATTCTTATTCAGAAATAAATGGTATAGCATTGTTAAGCCTAAAGGGGACAATGATGAAGAACCCAACAGCAATTGAGCGTGTATTTCTTGGTGCAACTTGCACAGGACAATTATGTGCATCAATCAATGAGATTGGGAAAAACCCAAACATAAAAGGAGTTTTATTAGATGTAGACAGCGGAGGTGGAAGTGTACAAGGAGTAATTGAAGCATCAGAAGCATTGCGAG